GTTCCCACGCGCTACCGTTGTAGATATAGGATTTCTGCTCGGTCGTGTTGTACCAAAGATCACCCTTATGCTGTTTTTTCAGTGCATCCGTTGTCCACGACTTAGACGGGTCTGTGCTCTGTCTCCACGTTTCGGATTTTCCGTCTATCTGCGTCTGCACATCCTTGAGCGTTTTTGCATAGTCTCCCTTGATCCAGTTGTTAAGAGAGGAATCATCAGTATATTTATTTCTTTTTTCCCAGTCTGCAGCATTAAAATTTCCGCTCTCTCTCGCAGTCGTACAGGTCATAATATCTGCACTGGAAGAATCGAACCATAAGTCACCCACATCATACGGCGTAGTTGGCTGCTTAACGAAAATCTGAGCCTTGCCATCAATCGCGTCAAATACGGCTTGTGGCGGCGTTGATGTCATTTCCTGCCATGCTGAGCCATTATAGATATAAGTTTTCTGGTTCTCTGTGTTGTTCCACAAGTCGCCCTTATGCTGGGCTTTCAGCTCATCCGTTGTCCAATTGGCCGCCGGATCAGTGCTCTGCCGCCACGTTTCCGCCTTACCGTCAATCTGAGTAGACAAGTCGGCAATCGTCTCTTTGTAGTCGCCAGAAAGGAAGTTTTCAAGCGCGGTATCGTCTGTATAAGTATCTTTTTTCGCCCAGTCGGACGCATTATACTTTCCAGATGTGCGCTTAACTACGCAGACAAGGATAGTTGTTCCGGTGAACCATGTATCGCCTACGTCATAAGGGGGAATCGGTTCGCCAACAAAAATCTGCGCCTTGCCGTCGATTCTGTCAAAAACATCGTCTGGAACGCTCATTTCGTGCCAGGTTCCATCCTTATAGATGTACTCGACGTTATTGGTTGTGTTATGCCACAAGTCGCCGTTATGAGCCGCTTTTTCGCGCTCCCATACGGTCAGAATGTTTGCACCGGTGCTGTCCGTAATATTCGCGCCGGTATGGTCCTGCAATGGTTCAGATGTGCTATTATCTGTCCATTGGAGCGCCGGATCTGTTGCCTGGAACCACGTTTCGGCTTTCTTGTCAATCGAATTAGAGATTTCGACAAGCGTTTCTGCATAATCCGTGTAGATGAAATTGTTAAGTTCAGAATCGTCTGTATACTTAACCGCCTTGATCCAGTCAGAAGAATCATAGGCACCAGACTGTCGTGAGCGCTGACATCTCATAAGGTCGGAAGTATCATTTCCCACCCACAGGTCACCTACATCGTACGGAGGATACGGCGTAGCTGTAAAAACGCGGCGTTTTGAATCTGCGGTGTCTTTCGCTTCTGCGGCTTTCTGCATAGCAAGCGTGATATCGGTATCCTGTACGAGCTGCCAGTTCCACGCCGATCCGTCTTTCTGGAAGCGGTACGCATAGCCTTTCGACTTCCAATAGAATAAGTCTCCCTCATGAGCAGTCTTCTTCTCCTCGGTATCCCATTCTTTCGCCGGAACGTTGTTGAGCGTAGGCTCGTAATCGTAATAGAACGTTTCGATCTGACCGTCAATCTGCTTTTGCAGGCTGGAAATCATAGGGTTGTATATATTGCTCGTAAAGTCGTTCAGAGAAGATTCCGCTTTTTTTTCGGCAATATCTGCCACCGTTTCGCCCTGAATGGAAAGAGAAACCACGCTAAGCCGGACTTCTCCCGTTTCAGCATCCATGTAGACGGTCTGTTTTCCGTTTCTGTCCTGGATGATAAGGGTGCCGCCAACTCCCCAATCGAAATTGATGCCAATAGCAGTCATGATCTTAGCTATCATGACTCCATCTACAGAAAATCCACCGTTCCAAGTCTTTCCGCCGTCGGTCGATGCTGTGATGGTATCAGCTGTAATTTTGAAAACACTTTTGGATTCTGCAAGCGTAGGCTTATCGTGCAGATAGTAGATGCTGCTGCCATCTGGCTGCACTTCGCTCGAAATATAGGTTCCAGGTGCGTTGGAAACCTGTTTTTCGAGAGCGTCCATCTGTTTTTCAAATTCTTTTTTAATAACCTGCTGCTGCTTTTTGAGATTCTGGTATACTTTCGAGCCAGATGTCGCCTTTTGCGACTTTACGGTTTCTGGGCTGTCTGTATCGCAGGAAATAGACGTACTGCCAAGGTACGTGTAAGTAATATTGCTCAGAACGGAAAAGAAAAGATTTCCTTTCATATCCTGCACGAAACACGGGTCCATAAACTCAGCAAGCGGGTTTGAAATGTGATCTCCGCTGAATGTGTAAAATTCCAGCCCGACAATAACATTTCCGATTAGCTGCAGTGCCTGTGCTTCTTTGCCGGAAATCAATGGATTTTCGATCAAGAAGCAGTAATCTTCCGAACCTACAATATAAGATTGCTTTTCATCTCCATCGTCGTTCTCCGCCTTAACTCCAGTTATCCGAATCATATCTGTCGAAATGCTCGGATTCTTCTGAAATCCAGAAAAATTCTGTGCTTTCGTGTAATCATACGTTCCATCTGACTTTTTAAGGCCGGAAAAATCATAGCTCTTAATAATAACAGCACCGTTGGAATCGCACATGGCATTTCCGCCAGCAATCATAGCGATATATCCGAGCATCTCCCTGCATGTAACATTTTCAGAAATTGCATCTACCACGAAATCACCATTTGTGAATTTCGCGCTGCCAGCAACAAGATTACACTGAATGCAGACATCCCGATAGATATTAAATATAGTCGCCGGAAACGTCGTATTTGCAACGTAACTATCGGATGTTTTCGCCATGTAATCTGCAGCAACAAGCGTAATTGTGGATCCCGGCGTGGTCGGCTCAACTACAGAAAAGATTCCCTCTTTGATTTTTTCTACGCTTCCATCATCCAGCGTCATTCCCGTAAAAAGCGTGATTTCTGCGCCGTAAAAGTCAATGGCATCAAATCTTCCGTCGTAGTTATCCAAATTAAGCTCTATTGTTCTTGAAAGCGCCACACCGAGGGGGAATGAACTTCCCCCATTGGTGGTGATGCTGTTACCGTCAATTCGAAAATCTTTGGACGGATCCAGAGTCAATTTTGTGCCGTTCCGTAAAACCACGTTCGCGTACGCATAACATGCAGAACCGTTTTCTACTTTTTTCCTAAATTCTGTGCTTACATTTTTCATGATGGGTCAATCCTCGTTACCTGGAAACTAAGACTTGTGCATTTTTCCTCGCCCTCTTTGAGGGAATACATCGCTGTGTCAACGTTTGCAACATAAAAAGCATGTGTCTCCCATTTTGCGGTTTTGATATTGAAATAATGGAAATTGAACTGAGACTTGAAAACAGTCTTTGAAAGGATTTCCGCTGCTGCTTCAAGGGTAATATCGGTCCATTTAAGGTTATACGCTTCAACGGTGAATAACCTTGTGTTGACCATTTTGCCGTTCATAAGCCGCCCGGAATCGTCCGAAGATGTTGCTGCAAAAGCAATTGTGTAACCATCTTCGTCAACATCTGGCGGCGTGTAGCCATCAAACTGCAAATGATTTTGTGCCATGTATGCCCTCCTTAAGTCGTAGACAGCTCGAATGGGTTATTTCCACCCTGTATCTGCTGCAGCTTTGCTTCGCTGATTGTTTCCTTGAACAGGACTTTTCTGTCCAACTGTGCAACGAAAGTATAGCTTCCATTGCCTTTTCCAGACTCTTCCCGGACAATCTTACGGATAAGCCCCTCTGGTGCTTCGATATTGTTTCCGCTTTTCTGATCTCCGAGCATTGCCAGAAACTCCTGGTTTGGTGGGATGACCGCACCGGATGCCAGATGTGGGATTCTTCCGATAGTTGGAATATTTACATGCGGAATTCTATTCACGCCGCGGATCAGATTATTGATTGCTCCGATTGCCTGATTAACCATGCTGATGATCCCATTAATCGGAGCACGCACAACATCACCAATTCCGCTCATGATACTCGAAAAGATATTTTTGACGCTCTGCCAAGCATTCCGCCAGTCACCAGTAAACGCGTATTTAATAAAATTCATAATCCCAATAAATACGTTTTTCATAGTTCCGAATATTGACTTAATCAAATCGCAAAGAACCTGCGGAGCAATGCCAGCTACGCCAAAATATTTTACCCAGTCAACAGAGAATAATTTTTTCACCAGTGACATAAATGGAGTTAAAATATAGTCTCCAATCCATTCAATTACAGCGCCGCATGTATCCGCAAATCCCTGTGCTATTTGTCCTGCACCGGAAAAAGCTTTTTTCCAGTCGCCCGTAAACACACCAACAAGGAAATCGATCAAACCGCCGAGCATATCCAGAATTCCGTTCGCCATTTCTACCGCAGCGCCCAATAAATCAATAGCCGCGTCGCCTAGCCATTGTACAACAGGAGCCAATAACGGAATTACATTTTGAAGAATCCAATTAATAAGGGGAACAAGAACGTTATTCCAAATTTGCTGTAGCGCATCAATGATTTTTGCGCACACATCAAGGAATTTATCGACAAAATCTGTAAGAGGTCCATTAATTAAATCTTCGAGCCGCGTTCCCCATTCATCGATGATAGGCACTACATAACTATTGTAAAGATCAAGCAATGTTGCCAAAATAGACGCACAGCCTGATTCGATGTCGTCAATAAATGGCTTAACACTCTCATCATAAAATGCAATAATTTTGTCGGATGTATCGTTTAAAAAGTCCTCGATAACCTGCGCGAGATGTTGAATAGGTGCGATTGTTTCGTTAATCGCTTCGACTAATTTATCTTTGTTATCGATCCATGGCTGCCAGGCAAGATACATTTTATCGCGCTCGTATCGTGCAAAAATTTCTACAGCCAATCCGCCTAAAGATGCAAAAATTCCGATAAGATTTCCTGTCAAATCTTGCGCTGTTTGTGTGCCAAACGTTTTTGCAAATACTTCGGCTATCGTTTTTGCGATAAGTCCGAATTCATCTGCAATTTCTGCTCCGACGTTGAAAACGTCAACCAAAAATTTCTTGATTCTATCTTTATTTTTGCTCAGATAGCTTTCAAAACCGCCTACAAGATTAACAGCCAGTGTAAGGCCTACGCTTGCTATTGATCCGGCCACGACCCCGAGATTATAGATTACAGATTCTGCAAAGCGTTTTGCGGCTCCTACTACTTCCGGGTCCGTGAAGATCTCCGCAAGATTCCTTTTGATGGATGCCAGATCCTTTTTCAGCTCTGCAAGCTGCGGTTTGTAATCTCCAAGGCCATCCCAGAAGCCGGACATAAACATGTCTTTAATCTTTTTCAGTAAATCAAAAACTTTCTGCAGATTATCCAGAAAAGCGTTAGGGATCTGCTCTTCCGTGAACATCGGCGCACTGCCTGTTCCTCCTCCACCGCCGCCAGCTCCCGGGGATTTGCCGCCCCCGCCGCTGCCGGAACCGCTGTCGCTTTTCGAATCCATCTTGTTCAGATCATCGAGAGGAGAAAGGTATTTTTCCGTTGCTTCTGCGGCCGCATCTGCCGCATCTGCCGCGTCGTTGGTTGCGTCCGCTACATCTTCCGCACTCGATGCCGTATCGCTTAGAGATGCCGCGTAATCCTTCTGAACAGCTAATGCTCGAGTATATGTTTTCTTACCAGACAGCATCGAAAAGAACATGCTTACGTAAGTTGCCGCGGTGCTAAGCATGTCGATGAATTTTGACAGAATCGGTGCAATCGCTGTAAGAATCGGCGCAAATGCTGTCGCAAGACTGTTTTTGAGCCGTTCCAAGCTGCCCCACAACATAGAGATAGCCGAGTTGGTTGAGCCGGATTCCTGCGCCAAATTTGACATTCCAGCCACAACCGCGCTTCTCAGCTTATTGAAAAGAACGAATAATGAGCGGATGCCTAGACCGTATTTTAGCAACGTCATAATTCCGTTTTTGGCATTTCCCGCCGCGCTTCCGGTCTCTTTCAGCGAATTTGCGGCTTTCCTTCCGCTGTCAGCCACTTTTTTATTTGAATTTGCCAGCTTTTCTCCGTCGCCAGCGGCTTTTTTTGTTGCTGCGCTGCTTGCTGATTTCGAATAATTGTCAATGCTGTCTTTTACGCCGTCATATGACGTTTTCAGCCGGTCATTGATATTTGCCAGCTTTTCTTCTTCCTGCGCCAGTTTTTCCGTCGACGCTGCTGCTTCTTTTGTAGGTTCGGTATTAATCGTTGCAGTACCGGCTTCTTCCATCTCACGCATTTTGTTTGCGACCGAATCGTATTTGTCACGTAAAAAGTCAAGGTCAACCGCAAGCTCTCCCATTTCTGCCGTCTTACTTCCGTCATCATTCGACGACCAAAGTTCATCCCATTTTTCTTTGGTAATCGAAATTTTCTCATCCAATTTCGCAAGTTCTGACTCAAGCTGTGCGTACTGCTGGGTTGGAGTTTCTGATCCTAGTGCGGACGTGAACGCTCTTCCTGTTTCTTCAAGATCCTGCAACTCACCTTTTGCATATTCAATTGTTTTTGCGAGCTGGTCAATATCATACTGATAGCTCTTATACTTTTTGCTGTCTTCACTTCCGCCCAGCGCCACAAATTTTTCCTGCGCATAGATTAGTTTGTCCATCTGCGTCTTAGCAGACTCTATCTGTGTCTGAATCTCTTTGTATTCGTCGGTCGGTATCTGCTGTTTTCCGAGTTCAGCAACCTTTTCTTTGAGCTGTTCGACTCTTTTTTCCTGCTCTCTGTACTGATCGTTCAGCTTCGAGAACGCGTTCGCCTGTTTGTTGAGTGATGCTTTGGCCTTGTCTCCAAGACCATTAATAGACGAGATACACTGCCGCACATTCGCTTCCAGCTCCTTACTGCCAGCTTTTGCGCCGTTGGTGTCAATCTCCGTATCAATGATGATATAGCCGTCAGCCTGTCCCGCCATGCGTTTTTCCTTCCTACCGTGTAACTTTTAACGGTTTGTGCCGGTGCTCCGTATGCTCCGGCAGTTATTTTGATATTCCAAAAAGCTCTCTAAGAGCTGCTTTTTCTTCTTCGCTTCTCTGGCCGCTTGCCGATTTGAGATCGATGATAGCCTTATTATCCCTGTAATATTCCTGTTCCCACTTGTCCAGTTTCTTTCCTTTGGCTTTTTTATCTCGGATACTTACCACAGTTGCGAACGTGCCTTCCCCGATCTCCATGTAGAAAGCAAAAAAAGTCCACCAGTGCAGATACTTCTGACCGCGCACATCTTTTCCGGCAACCTTATTGATGGACGGAATAATAATGGTTGCATCCTGTATCCAGTCCATTAATTTTGGCCTTTTTCGCTTTGTGTCCTCTGAAAAACCGCAGTCAATAAATTCACATGCTTTTTCCGCAGCTTCTTCCCATTCTCCGGGTGGCATATCGTCAAAATCAATATAGAGGATAGCTAACATACTTATGACCTGTTCCGCCCTCTTTTCGTCCTCGGTCATATCTGGTTCGAAAATCTCGGGATCGTTCATACATTGCAAAATATCCAATACCACTCGATAATCTGAGCGTATTGGATATTCTTTTCCTGCAACGTTGAGCGATGTCGGAAGGCTCCACGCGTCCATTATTTACGATATTTTGTAACGTACTTATTCATACGTGTTCGAACTTTTTTCGCCCTGTGTTCGGTCTCAGTTTCGATCACGCGGCCGATAGCGTCAACAACTTCTTCGAAAAACAGTTTTCCAGAAGCAAGCGGAGAGAACGGGCCTAAGATGCTGAAAAATGATTCTTTTGAATCCGATCCGATCAGATAGGAAAGCTCATCAGCAACCATGTTTTCAACCTTTTTGATGTCCGCCGGTTCGTTTTCAGGCGCTGAAAAGCTGTTCAGATGCTCTACAACCTCATCATATCGCGAGATAAGATTGGTGTCGGACGGTCGAAAATCAAATTTCCCGTATACATGGCCCTGCTTATTTTTGATATAATAAGTTTTTAAGCCATCATCAATAATGATGTCGTTACTCTGCGGTTTTACCAGTTTATTGCTCATCTAAAAGCTCCTTTCTATTCGTGTGTGATCTTACGCCAGGGATGTGCTTTTATCGGAAGCTGGCGCTGCGCCCTCATTAAATTCCGGAGTTCCGGTTTTAAGAGAAGCTGCGCTTACGTATCCTTTGGTGAATTTGCCATCCTCGGAAACGGCAAACGGGATATTAAGGCCTGCAGTATCGCCGCCGTAAGACTGCGGTTTTACGATGACCTCACGCACGTACGCAAGATGATTTGTCGCCGCTGTGTCCTCCACGATGACTTCCAGCATAAGGGTTTTACAGGCATCGCCTTTTTTACGTTCAAGGGCGATATCTCGCAGTACCGGATACAGTTTGTTATCCGGGTCAGCATAGAACGGATCAGCGTCCATAGACGGCTCATATCCGTTGTCTCTCGTTTTGGTCTGGCCGAGAATATTTTTGGTTGTTTCGGTGTCCGGGTTAAGCTCTACGGACATATCCTCGATGTCGTCACCTACCAGCACCCAGCTTGCGGATGTCACGACTCTCTTGAATGTCGAATCGAGGTAAGTGGCCATTGCTTCACGCTCAAGTTTAGACATGTTTTTTCCTTTCTACCGCGTAACTTTTCGCGGTCAGCGGCTGCCGAATCGGTGCCGGTATGATTATTTTTTGAATTTCTTTCGATATTTTAATGACATGCTGACAACCCAGTCCTCCACTTTGTTTTCTGCCACCGTATCAAGATAAGATGGCGTAAGGCGGGTTATAGATTCAATAACTCTTCCTTCTGTAAGTGTCGGGTAAGATTCCAGATGATATTCTTTCCCATCCACCTGCACAGGCTGTTTTTCCAGCCATTTTCCGAGAGTGTCAAGAAATTCTTTGATTTCTGTCTTAATTCCCGGCGTTGTAGGTGCTGAACGATACACGATGTAAAACGGATAGTTGCAAAGCTGATCCACAATTCCTGTGATGTATTTCTTTTCAGAAGCAACCACAGCTCCACTCACCGGATAGAATGCAATCCCTTCATCCTCTTTGAGCGACGAAAACTTGATCTTTTCGGACGGCTGAAGTCCGGGAAAAGTGTTTAGAACGGTTTCCAGCGCTTTCGTTGCGATGTCGTATCCGTCCACATCGTATGTAACAGGTTTTTTAACCTCCTCCGGCACGTTTCTTCACTCCCTTCACCCATTCTTTGCCGTGTGCCGCTTTTGCGGCATCAAACCAGTGATCCGTAGCAGACGGATGCGCGGTTCTATCGAATTTCAGTGGTGTATCAGTAACAACTTTTTTTGCGCCAGGTCTCGCCCACGCTGAACGCGTCTCTGGATCAACCATAAGTTTTCCCTCGTACAGGAATCGACCATACGGCGGAGCGCCTGCACACACCTTTCCAGTGCCTTGCATGGATGCGCTACGCACTCTGGTGGTGTCTACCATGATTCCGTCTCGAAATGGCATGTACGGGATCATATCATTCATAACCTGTCCATCAAGCCAGAACTGCGCTTCCTGGAACTGCTTGTCAAACCTCGTAAGGTCTACCCTTACCTTAACATGTCCATTCACGACCGAAAAACTTGGGAAATGTTTCGTATTGCTCATTATTTTCCCCCTATTTCAAAATGAGGAATAAGCCTGTACGGACCGCCTACATTGCTGATGGAAAACACATTATCGTATTTTTTATTCATGTAGTCATAGAAGCCGCGGTCTACTCTGCTCGTATATTCCGCGTCTTTCACCACGCCGTACATCTGCCGTTCAACGATTGTGGCAATCGGCCTTTTCTCGTGATCCTGCACGTATGCTCCGTTATGGTCGATAAGATAAGCCTGTTCTTTCTTGACGCAGTAATCGCCAAGCACGAAAAAATCTTCGTTAGCGAAAGTGATTGTTCCAGGAAGTTCTTCGTTTGTCTGAGCTTTCCAGGCTTTCGGTGATAACCACTTCTTTCCCTGCACCATAATTGTGCCGTTATATGGCGTGTACGCCACATGCAGGCTGGCCGTATCGGCGCTGTCAATACCGGTTCGGACAATATTTGCGACCTTATCCGTGATAAGATCCACATGCTGTAGCACGGTCGGATACCAGAATACATTCCCGGTTTGATCTTCGTACCGATTGAAAAGAGTTATGGTTTCGTCATACATGTTTCCACCTACTTCTTATTCTTCACGAGAGCCGTTTCATATTGACCACTAAAACGTGATTTTCCATTTGAGTACCACGTATAGCCTTTGGGATTCGTAAGAGCATTTTCTACGGGTTTCCAGCCTTTAGGGGGGTATTGAAACGTTTTACCATCTTACCGTTTACAGTTTTCATAATTCCACTGTTGCTACCTCTTCCGCCCATCTCACACCCGAACTCCTGCATGAAGGACCGGAACGCCGTCATCCGTCATAACGCCCTGTAGATTTTCAAGAATAATCTGTGTCACGAGCACGTTTTCTACCTTTTTGTCCATCGCCGCTTGTCCGTAGACGCTGGAATTTGTACTGCTTGTTCCGGTCACGTAGGAGATGCTTTCACTGCCGGAAGAAATCGAAGAAACGGCCTTATTGATGACCGTTCCATCTTCTCTCTTTACGGTTCCTACTGTTTCCATCGCGGCATTTTTTACGGTGTCGATCTGAAAAAGCGCATCCGCCAGTGTACAGACCGCTTTCTTGATCTTTTTCTGTGCCCGTTCGTTTTCCGGCAGCCCGTCGGCAAGCCGGTCGAATGTCAAAACATCAATTCGATCACTTGCCCGCTCGGCGTACCGCGGAAAGTCGGATTCTGGCACGGTATCGCCGAAATATGAAGTTGTGTAAAATTCATAATCTGCATAAGCCATGCCAGATACCTCCTATCGAGTGATGATGCGTGCAATTGGGATTGCTTTGATTGGGAAATACTTCTTGGTAGAAGTACTGTTATTATTTGCAAGTTCCCAGTTATCACCACTCTCTAACTGGGAATTCGTTGGAGAAATGAAACTAGGTGTTTTGAAAGAGATGCCGTATGGGGAAAAAATTTTTCTCTGGCGGGAATACAAAGTATCCTCTCCGCCTTTTTCCTTCGGATCTCTATCCATCTCATACGGAACCTTGGCACCACAGTTTGTGTACTCGATTGCACCATTTCCGAGAACGTACGTTGTGTACGCAGTGCCCGCTGGAAGAAGCACAACATAATCTCCTTCTTTTACGTCGGTTACATCGCTCTGCACAGTGGTTTTTGCCACTTCTCCTTCACCAGATCCGGCTGTTGTAACTTTTAATGCCCCAGGATCTGTTTTTGCGGCCTTGACATATTTTGCGTTCAAAGAAGCAGTCGGCATATTGTCATCAATCAGGACAGTGCGGCCATTCAATGTGGCGAGTGTTAAATCTCTTTCGATTCCTTCGCCGTCATTGTATTTCATGTACGCAATGAGTTTGAGATTTTCAAGATTAGTAGCAATCTTAGAATGCATAATTGCCAGACTGAATTTCCCTTTGTTGTCTCCAAGTGCCTGCTGAATCGCATTGTTCAGCGTGGTTTCCGCAAATCCTGTTTCTGTCGCAGACATAGAAACATCGTATGTGTGGTCATTAACAAACTCTTTGTTTTTCTGGCCAGTCATCGAAAAAATTCCTTTCAGTACGCAGAGTAACGTTTCCTGGTCTACGTCATCCCAGTATTCAGCTACTTCCTGCGCTGCTGGCATAAAGTCTTCTCCAGTGATATCGGAGGAGAAATCTTTTTCTGTCCATCCGTGTGCACGTCCAATTACAATTCTTCCGTGAGTGTAAGTATCTCTGGAATCAGCAGTGATATCCGTATTGCCGTCATAATTATCCGCAGTTCCGCCAATTCTTGCCTTGATCGGAATTGTGATATAGTTTCCGCCTGTCTGATCCGGAAGCATAGTTGCATACTGTGGTTTTTCTACAATAGCGCCGGATTTCAAAAGTTCATTTCTGTTGAGGTTTGGTACAGCATCGACATACGCACCGAATACTTCACCGTTAAAATTTTTGGTATCAAATAATGCCATAAAAAATCCTTTCTACCTATAACTTTCAAAAGGTAATTAGGTTAGCAACGGTATTACAAACATACCATCGGTTTCTCTGTTACATATACTGTTTAATATCAAGACCTGGATTTTCGTTCTTCATTTTCATCAGCTCAGCCATCGTATATTTCTGTCCTTCCTGGTGATGCTCTTTACTTGATGGTTTTGTAAAACGGGCTGCATTCTGCTGTGTCTGTTTCTGCTGCTGATCCACGAAAATTCCTGTCTTCTGTTTTCCGTCCTTGTCGGTAATCATCTCTGAGAAGATGTCCGAAATGGACTTTCCTTTTGCAGAATCAGCGTCCAGAGCTTTTGCAAGCTCCGCGCGGTAGTAATCAGCCGTAATGCTGTTCAAAAACTCGTATTTCTTCGCTCCCTTTTCATCTGTAGCCGTCAAGAAATCATTTACCTGTTTTTCGACCTCTGCCTTTTTGGCATCTGCTGCCCGTCCGGCTTTCTCTTCATTGAGCTGTGTGGTGAGGGTTGTTACTTTCGACTGTAATTCTTCAACGTTTACGTCTTTGAATCCCTCAAGCTCTTTCTGCACATCGTCCAGCGAGTTCTTGTATTCATCCCGTTTTGTTACCACCTTGTCGTAATCTGATTTGGTCCGATAGTTTTCTTCCATCTTCTTTTTCAGATCCGCTTTTTTGTCTTCCGGAATCTCGATTTCGAGTTCTGAAAGAATTGCTTCGTAATTCTGCATTTTCTATCCTCCTAAACGTTGTTTTTAACTGCCCGTCGGCAGTAATGGATTTAGGCAGATCAACCTCTGCCGGGGTAATGGGAAAATAGGATTCGAACCTATCAAGCAGTCCAAAGATCCAGCATCTTATGGCAGAATCAAGGGGGATGATGCCAGTTTTCCATTACTGTTTCCCAATTGTGTAATTCATAAAGCAATAAGAAACACGCCGCGTTTTCAGAAAGGTTTGAGGAACGGAAAACGCGGCATATTTCAGACACGTTCCGAGCCTTGTGCAGGCTCTTAACAGGATCCCCTAGAACGTCGAAAGGAGGTGAATTGAACATCAAAATGACTTACAAGCCCATCCCAACTTCTTTTCACGCTCCTATCATACTATATTCAATGTTTTTCGTTGTACCCATCTTGTCATCACGAATCAGCAAGCTTTCGTATCTGCTGCATGATAGCCTGTCTTTCGTCGCGAAAATCCGCATCAAGAATCATCGCCTGTAACATATCGAACACCTCAACCATCAGGCGGCCGACGGAATCCATAAGCTTATCTTTGTGCGCCGCGTCTCCGTGTTCCTGGTACGCCATTTTTGCCGCAATGTATTCGTCATACAATGCATCAATATTCTTATCATATTTTCCGTTGCTGTACTTCTTAATCAGTGTCTCTGATGCGTCCATCATAACCGCCGGAATGCTCTCACACTCCATTTTTCGCAGATTACACAGTGTGGTCGTAATCTTGAACATAGCATCAAGGTTATCTGTTGTGAGCTTCTGCATCGCAGACTTTTTTTCTCTTTCAAGCTGATCTTCCAGCACTTCTTTCACGTTTCCCATCATTCAACCTCGATTCCTTTCATGCGTTTTTTGTATTTTTCGTTCAATTCTTTCTGCGACTCAGTGATATGAACCATATCATAGCTGGTCGAGATCAGATCAAGAATAATTTTGTCAATCTCTTTCAGTTCATCGCCCACATCATCTATCAGCGAAGCTACAAGCGTGAAATCTTCCACGTTTCCTTTTTCAAGAAGCGCGGCGGCATAGATCTGATACACCTCTTTTGTTTCCTCTTCCCATTCCCGATACGCTGAAAATCCATCTTCTACAGCTTTCTGCTTAGTCCCTTTTCCGACAGATATGCTTTTCGCGGAGTACCAGCTATCCGGAATCATCTTCACTTCACCAGAAAACGCATTTTGAATCAGTTTTCCGTGTCTTTCGATGCGATATTTGCATATTTTTCTTCTTTCGATGCTTTCCGCGAGGTGCTGGTACTCATGAAGCCGCTTATATCCCTTCAATCCGAGAAAATCGAAATAGTCCGCGAGCTGATCGTGCATCATGATAGCCGCGATGAAGCGGCTGTTGATTTCCGAAAAGATAGCATCCGCATCTGTTACGTCTGTTTTGCTTCGGAAAGTAATCATGATTCGTCACCCCCTACGCAACTTTTTTGATGATGAGGTTCGCGTCTTTTACCAGTACTTCGGTTGTAGAAATATTTCCGACTGATACAGTAAGGCTTGTTCCTGCCGGTACAGGGATCAGCGTGTCCGCGCTCACATTCTGATAAGTGTTCGCCGTAACTACGGTATAGTCCATCTCTGTTCCTCCAACCGCTTCTCCGTTCAGTTTCAGCGTAAGCACGGTCGCGCCTGCTGCCGCCGCTGTTACGTTTCCGTTGAACTGTAATTCTACCGCGATAGGAAGGTTCGTCCGGTTCGTGATTGTGAAAATTCCGCTTCCCTCGATGTGGTTCAGCCATCCGCTGGAGCATCCACAACGACGGGATTTTACGCGGGTATTTGTGAATACAATATTCTGTCCTGCTGCTACTGTCTGTTCTGCTTTGGCAATTACATTTAACATAATTTTTCTCCTTTTTGAAATGAAACAGGGGCAAGCTCCACGCCTACCCCTGCAATTTTGCACAACTACTGTTTCGTAGATTTGGAATCTTCCAACATGCTGATTATTTTATTTTGATTTTCGATGATCCGGTCAAGGTACTTTCTGTCCTGTTCCTGCAGGTGTTTTGCGATATCCGCATTGCTCGCCTGCGATAGGTCGCTCTGATAATTCATCGCCTGCAGGAATACACCGAACAGGTTCAGAAGATCGAGCGCGGACAGCTCGCTTGTGCTCATCACAGCACGTTACCGCCATTTCCGCAACATCCGCCGTATCCGGTCATGTTGTACGCGAAATACGGGGAACATGTAAGATAAGCCGGTGTAGGTGTCGGGCGTACCGCATCAATGATTGTACGGGTCTGCGAAACCTGTGAAATCTGATTGTACGCGTTCTGCAGATCGCGGTCACGGTCTGACAGCTTATCCCTGAGTGCCTGGATGGTGTTTTCCTGCATCATCTGTCTGGTTGCGTTTCCGTCGGCCAGAATGCTCTCTTTGATATCACAGCAACACTGTGCCATCTGAGCCTGCATATTCTGTGCCATGAGTGCCGCATCATATCGGCTCTGCAGGATCTCTTTCTGTGTTTCACAGCAACAATTCTGCTGTGCCGCCTGCACCTGCTGTAAGCCGAGCTGATTGGTATACCGGTTTTCCAGTACGTCTCTCTGCGTCTGGCAAGCTGTGTTGGAAACGTTCTGATTGGTGTTGAAAATATCACGTTTCACAAATTCATCTGAAATGAAATTGTCCTGCACACCAGTTTCAACGCCGCCGCGGTTCCATCCTCCCATCATCGGGAACAGAAATGCCAGCAGAATAATCCAGATCCACCAGCATCCACCGCCCCAGTCATCGTCATTGTTTCTCGTTACGGCTGCTACATCAGCCGCGCTAAGTCCCATTGTTCCATCTGTCATGGTTCTTTCTCCTTATCCTTCTATTTATTAAGGCTGTGCACCGCCCTAATATCTTATTTCATCAGCCCGGAGAACTGCCCCGGGTCCATCCCGTTCTGTCTGCACATTTCCTCGAATACCTGCTTCGGGTTCTTTCCCTTGCACATATCCATAGCCTTTTTAACATTCGGGTTTGTCTGCGCCATCTGTTCTACTGCGGCCTGCGGGTTGCCCGCCTGTTTGAGCTTATTGACCATCTGTATAGCCTGCATCATCGCGCCCATCGGGTTGTTACCGCCGCCCATATTGCCTATCATGCTCATTAATGGATTCATACGGGTTCCTCCTTATTCTCCGGCTTTTCGCCTAATCGCGTCAGCAGAGCGTCAAATTCCTGCCGCGTAACGTATTCTTGTCTTTCTTCTTTCGACTGGCTCTGTGCCGGGTTTAGGGCTTCCGGCGAGATCTCGGCGAACTGAAATACCTTGAAAGTCGCGCTTCCCATTCCGTCCACAGACTTAACGTAGAACACAGGGCTGTTGTTATCCATCATCCAAGCAGTATGTCCAGGCTGGACAATCTGATTTCTTGCGCCCTCGATGCCAGCAACCTGTATCCAATTCACGTTGCTGGTCGGTGCCTGCGGCTGTTGCTGACTCTGTGGTGCATACATGCTCATCTGCTGGTTTCTCGCCTGTTCCAATTGATTGATTCTCTGCTGAAGCATTGCCTGTTCGTTCGCAAATGCCTGCGGGTCAATATACGGATACATATTCATCCCTCCGTTCTCTTTCTACTCATATTTTAGGCGCAAAAAAAGGACTCTGACAGTTCGTCAAAGTCCCATGAAATGCTTAAAAAAGTATCATCAGCATACTTTAATGATTTTGGTGTTTACGTTTCTGCTGATCCGTTTGGCAGTAGAAACAGAAATGTTCATTAGTTCCGCACACTTTTCGAGCGGAATATTCCTACTCCGATAATCAAAAAGTGTACGTTCGTCACGCGTAAAATTACAATACGTGCGAAAATATTCCAGCTCCGGTACTGTGAATTCATACACTTTCAAGATAAGCCCTCTTAATTTTTCTTGTCGGTCATCGCATTTACAAGTTCTTCCCTCGTTTTTTTTAAGCCCTCGATGTTGTTCCCTGTAATCTTATTTTCGATCAGATTGAACATGCTCCTCATTATCAGATTCATATCATCTCGTTGGGTGCGGATAGAGGTATAATCTTTCTCAAGTTTTGACTTGATATCCTTGATATCCTCCTCCATCGTCTGCATCCTCTTTTCCAGATCCCTCTCTGGCTTTTTGAATTTCTTCCATGCTCCGGTCAGAACCACAATCGCGCCACCTACTGTAGTTATCCAGCCGCAGAGAATCATGATTTGATTAATCGTCTCAATCATCTGCTTTTTCCTTTTTGCGTTTTTGATATCGCCGTGCATCCGCTGCGGCTCTTGCTGCCTGTTTTCGGTCCCAATGGGCTATTTTCAATCGCTCATCATAAGGGCGCAGGTTGTTGTCTTCGCAAAACTTGCGATATGCTTTATTTTGCTTACTAAGCAAATTAGCTTTTTGCTCTGTTCTACTTTGCAATTTGCTTTTCGTCTCGTCATCGCTTGCGTTGTCTATAGCATATTGCAAAGTTTGAATTTGCCTTTTGCTGTTTCGTATTCTGCGCTCCAACAATCGTTGCCGCTTCTGTGCTTCTTCAACCTTACGATTATCTGCGTATGAGATGTTCTTAGCGTCAAATGGGTTGTTCTTTCCGTCTCCCGATCCGAAGCTATGACGGCAATTCCAGCCACCCAGCCCCTCGCCGGTGCCGTATCCGGTCACCTCGTAGAAATTCGGGTATTTCTTGTTTTTTCCGGTTCGGGAATAGAATCGCCCTTGCCACCAAAGATGATTTCCCGGGTTCTGCCCGCCGTCTCCCGTTCGTGCGCCTACATGAGCAGAAACAAGAATAATATCCCAGTCCATCTCCTCCATCCGCGCTTCTGATACATCGCACGCCGCCTGCGCTATACCGGTGCGTACGATGGTCATGGTCGCAGATTCAAGGCTCTGCCGGTATCCTGTCGGGTACTTGACTGTCAGCCCCTCCTCGGACACTTTCTCGATCAGATCAGCCACCACAGCGCCGTAAGACTCTCCGCCGCTCAGAACCCTGTGATAGGCGCTGTCAAGCTCGTTGACAAAAAGTCTCTGCGCTTCTTCTGCGGTCGTCCGGGTGAAGTTCCGCCATGTGCCCGCGGTCGCCTTATAATCTCTTTCGAGCACACGCATCAGTGTGGGGGAAAGAAGAAGCGGCGTAGGCACCAGCCCAGCCGCCGTGTAAACTGCGTCATCCCACTTGAGCGTCTGTATTCCCGCATCAATGCAGGCTGATTTGATCTCTGATAGCTGCTGATTGGTCGCCTTTGCTATCTCTTTCTGGATATCTTCCAGCAGATAGCCAGCTTCCTGCAGTGCTTCGATTCTCCACTTGTCCGCCGCCGTCAACATGTAATTCTCGCCGCGTTCCATGCGGGTTAGAATCGCCTTGACGATCTTCCGCATGATCCGGTTGTGTAAATCCTCTGTGATGGCTTCTGCGCCCTCTGCCGCGTGCTGCAGATACTCCGGGGTAAGCATGTCTTATTCCTCTTTCTGTGCCTGTTTGATGATCTGGTTTGCTCCTGTGCTTGCTAATCCGCTGACAATGCCGACGGCTACCGCATTAAGCACGTCATGCGCCGGAAAGTCCGGGATTGTGTACATACCAACAACGCCAAGCACCGCTCCCGCCAATCCTACTGCGCACGGAATCCACTTGTTGCTAATATCCGTTGCTTTCATCACCATGCCTACCAGATAGCAAACTACTGTGATGCAGACTACTGTTGCTACTCCACTCATATCCATGTTATCATTCCTCCTTATATTTGCTATCAAAAAGCTCTTCCTCTTTCGGAGTGGCTTCTTCGACCATTGCCTTTGCGTCTTCCTCCGAGAATCCCTCGAACTTGACGAAATACATCCACGCCGGTACCTTTCCGGCAGTAACGTAGCTCCACCAGCGTGCACGATCCTCCTCGCGGTTGTACGTAATATCACCGAAATCATACGTTACTTCGTATTCCCCTGCCGGACTCTCTCCGTACAGATCCGCATAGACGCTCAACGCGTAATAGACGGCATCCATGCACTTCTCGAGCTGATCCCGAACATCTTTGATATACTGGATCGTCCGCCGGTCATCGGATTCAACCTGTGTTGCCGTTACCATGCCGGTTTTCTGGTCAAATACAAAATAGCCGTTTGAGAAGCCCGCCTTATAGCCGATCTGAGATAATAGCGCATTGATGCCATTAACTCTTACCTCTGTGTTGAGTGTCGGGTTGATTTCCTGGTAGAAAGAATCCGGTCCTTCGCCGTAGACGTTTCGTACGTACTTCGGCAAGTTCGACGTTGCGGCAGCTCCCGGGTTCACCTTATTAACCGGCGTGCCAGCCGGAGACAATAACCTGTCATCTGCCAGAACGATTCGTTCACTGTCGTGGATTTCTCCGGTCATGCGTGAATATGCAATATCAAGGTCTTTCAGCTCTTCCAGCGCTTCGGCATATACCGGCAGGCCGAGCGGTGTTGACTTGTCCACGTTGTTCGCTTGCGGTGTCACGAGCACGCCGAACATCGGGCCATCCAGGCTTTCTCCGTTCGCTTTCATAATCGGCGGGGAGTCTGCCATAAGCTCAGACCATTTCGTATCTTTCAGCGCCACCGGATCGCCGATTGAATCGGGAGATTTCGACCGATACGCCCGGTTGGAAATATAGTAAGGGCGTACTGTTTCCTCGCCCTGCTTTTCTTCTGCAAATCGGTGATATTCCAGCCGCGTGTAGTACCATTTTCCTTGCGTGTACGTATCTTTGAATATCATTCCGGTGATATTCTGGTTGTCGTAATCAGTTATAAGCACTTCATCTGGTGTGAATACATCCAACGTCTTCCCATTCGGCTTGATGACTACCGTTCCATACGCACAGCCATATTCCACCCATTTTCGGATACTGAAAAACACTGCATCCGTCTGCTGCTGCAGCCATTCCGCCCGTGCTGATCCCTCGATTGTGATTTTAATTGCTAATGTCGCAAGCCGCGCCGTTTCTGAACTTAGCGATTTTGCAAAATTGATTGTTCGGATGCCGTTCTTAACATCTTTCCACAGCGGTTCTCCGGAATAAACAGCAGCGCATTTTTTAATGACCGTATCCATTACCGGGGATTCGATCGTATCAACGTTAAACGCCTGCTCCGCTTCGCTTCGAAAAAACATGCTTAGCCACCTCTTAATAGTTGTTATCAGTCCCATTCCTAGTCCTCTGTCACTTTTCTGCCGCACATCGGGCAGTAATTGACGTTATGCGGCGTTCCCTCGATGCTCCCCGCCGCTCTTGTCTCGACCATCGTCTTACGGATCAGCTTGCACTGATAGATGTACCGTGCACGCTGATCGAATCTTTCTAAGGTTTTCCAGTTTTTCAGCTCATCGCAAAATTCGCACATTATGCACTATACCCCCTGCGATTAAATAACGGCTCATACGCATAACGTAAAGCCGAGATAGCATGGTCGTTACCGTCTGGATATCCGCTGATAACGTTCCCGTCCTTATCCCGGTCGTATTCGTATTCCGTGATTTCTTTGTAAGCGTGCGGTGTCCGCTTCGGATCAATCACAAGAGTTCGTGCCTGCAGGAATTTGAATCCGTATTCAATGCTTCCCGGTCCTTTGATTGCTCCCCTGGCCGGGAGTCCGGCATCCCTATAGTCGTTTACGGACTTAGGCTCCGCGGAATCGCAGATAATCGTATAGTCATCATACCCTTTTTCTTTGATCCATTTTGCTGTTTTCTCATTGCTCCACTTATTCACGTATAGTTCGTCAATGAGATAGATTTTCTCCCGCGCCGAATCGTAGTAAGTCCGCAGGTAGCAATACTGATCCGGGTACCATCCGAAGTCAACGCCTGGATAGATACGGTCCATGTGGCTAATCTCTTCGTCTGTGATGTCTCGGATCTCCAGATACTCGAAGACGTTTCCGCCGTCTCCGTTCGGGATGCCGAGATACTCGTGCTCGTACGCTTCCGGATTGACCTCTTTTAGATGCTCCGCATCATCAATGAATTTCTTTCCAAGCCATTCCGGCGGCGCGTCGGTATAGCATGAATGGTGAACGACCCTTTTCGGGTTCGGAACGAGCTTGATCCGGTTGACCCAATTACTTTTACTTTTTGGAGGGTTGTAGGATGAGAAGTCATAGGAGATGTCACCACCTCGAAGAACCGACTGATTTACGGAACGCTCCTGTGCATCGCCTTTCATCTGGTCTTTCTCCTCTTTCCAGAGGATTCCTATATACCCAAATTCCGGCTTAATGGATTTCAGTTTTGTTTCGTCATCCAGTCCGCGAAAGTATATCGTCTGTCCAGTCTTGATATACTTAATTTCGAGCGGAGACACCTTAAACTCGAACTCTTCCATCAGCCCCAGCTCATTAATCGCCCATTTCATGTTGGCATACACGGAATCTTTCAGTGTCCCGGCTACCTGTCTTGTGATACACGCGTGCATCTGCGGGTTATTCTTGAGGATTTCAACGATTTTGAAAGCCACATAGGACGATTTCAGACCGCCACGCCCGCCCTCAAACACGTATTCAATGTTAGGCTCAATCCGCCGGTTGATGTCCACGAATGCTTTTCCAATCACCCTTGCAGGCAGCTCATACACCGCCGTGTCTGCTTTCTTGTCCGCCACAAACTGCTCCCACTTCTCAACAGCCATCATATTTCCCTCGATGGCCTTACTATACACCGACGCTACGATCCGCGCGTTATTGTTCGCATTTTCATCGTCAATTCCAAGCTTTGCGAGAGACTTTTTTGCCTGCGCAGGTGCCGGGTTCTCGGCTATCATCTTAGCCAGTTCGGAAAGGGTCTTTTTCTGCCTGCGCACCTGTCCAGACTTGATACCGCCTTTTCTGGCGTTCTCTCTTACCTCGCTCTTACTTCTCCGGTTTGTCGGTATTAAGTTTTGTTCGTTCGCCATTCCATCATCTCTGTTCCCTTTCCTGCAGCTTTATTTCTTTACCCAACTCTTTGTTTTACCGTCCCACCGAAAGCCTTTTTCTTTTAACATGCTTCGTATGTTGTAGGTTTGTCCCGAAACGCTGCTTACCTTGTCCCATCTGATACCGTAACTTTCAATTCCCCTGGAATCATCGTAGCTCACAATACCATGTTGGATTTTATACGTCACATCTTTTGTGTTCGCTTTCGGGTTACTGTTATCGAACGTTCCATAGGCTTTTACAATCTCTATTCCGCCTTTTTCGTTCTTTTGTTCTACCGCTTCATACACATCATCTCTATAGTGTGGACCATAGATAGAATTCCGGCGGTAGAATGTCGTGATCGTCTGCTCTTTCGCTTTCGGGTCCAACGCGGATTGGCTTTTCCTGCCTATTCCGCTTGCCCCCCTCGTCCGCCCATCTAGGTTCCCTCCTTCTTGTATCTCTCCTGAAACGCTGCGACCTTTTCCACGTCTCCTTCCAGCTCTTCCGGAACTTTCCCGAAGAAGATCACATGCTCCGGTGATAATCGTTTCATCATTTCTTCATATCCCCGCAGGAATGCCGCCTTTTTCGCCTTGCTGTTCTGCGTTCCCACACTGGATACTGCCACCACGCTTCCCACCGGCTCGCCATCAAAGCACCACTCGAACGAGCTTTCGTCGCTCCATGCGATCGTAGGTATTACACGCAGTCCATTCATTTGCATATATGCCGCGCACCAGTGTTTTCTGTAATGGTTGTAAATCTGCATGGCTTTCGGAAAGTCCGTGTACATGCTGAAATCCGGTGAAAGCACGTAGTCATAGTCTCTCAGTACCTCAATGTAACGATCCGGATTATTCCATACTCGTTCGAACTGGTAGTCATCCAGGAAGAAATGAACGCCTTTCCCGGCTCTTTTCGTTGTGTTGGCCGCGTAGTTGAATCCGATCCACTCACACGGCTTGTACTCTTCCGGCATAATTTCGGGAATTCCGTACTCTCCCACGCCGGAAAAGATCATTTTCTCGAGATTGTCATAAGTCTTGTTTGTAGGCATAAAAATCACCCCCATACTAATACACTTCTATTCTTAGTGTACTTGCATGGGGGCTTTTCGTTGTACCCTTTTTGTGCTTAATATCAGATTATTTTTCCGTTTCTTCGGATTTTTTCTCCGCTGATGGCCAAAGATCCACATCATAACCGTTTTTTAAGATGAAGTTTTTATCTGTGATGCTTAGAATCAACTCATTCTCTTTCGTACGCACCAAAATTTCGCTTATTTCTTTCCCTCCGATTATCATTCTAACTCCTTCCCGTGCAGAAGCAGCAATCTATACAGTTCCTCGATTGTCTTCCGCCTGTATCCCTGGAAATCTTTCCGCTGCATTGGGATGTACTGCACCTGGCTGATCCGGTCATACCCAATTCCAAGCGTCAGATTCGCGAACAGGGCACTCGATATCTCCGGGCAAGTCTTCTGTGCGGCCTGCAAGATTCTGGTCGTAGTCGTGCGCGTTTCTGCAATATGATACGATCTTATCCCCAAGTTCTTTCGAAATCCCGTAATCTTTCAAAAATGTGTTCCGGATGCTCATGGTGCAGCTCCTTTCTGCGTTACGCTTCTTTTACTTCATCTCTTAACTGGCAGAATTTGTAGGTGACGCAATACTCTCCCACACTGAATACCGCAATATGTGTAGAGATATCAACCAAAGTTGCATCGCTCCACTGATACGAATTTACGTTGCCATCCGCGATTGACGGGCGGCGGATCTTATACCTGTTCCCTATCACAAGTTCTTCTTTAGTCATTTTGATTTTTTCTCCTTCTTCATCCAGGTTCATGATGTCCAAAATTTCTTTCATGCATTTCTGGCATAAGTCAAAAAAATTTGTGTCATAATATTTTCCATCATTTGTGTTACATCGAAACGTTATTTTAGTCGCCTTTAATCCATCATATTTATTTTCTGCCGCATACGACTCATACAGTGCGCCACATCTGTCACATTTGTATGCTCTACTCATTCTTCCTCACCTCCTCCAAACCCTTCAAAGACCGTTTTAACTACTCCTCTTGTCACTTCTGGCATTACAGCATAAGGCATAGCAATTCCTTTTTGTATATATTGTTCTGCCGACTCCGCGATCTGTTCTTCCAGTCTCTCATACCGCGCCAACTTTTCGGCTACCTCGTTTAGTACTCGGCATTCATCTGATGCACAGTATTCCCCGTCGTACGGGCAACTGGTACCGCACAGCTTAATATATGCGGTACCGTCAAAAGAATCTTCGGTAAGTCTTTTCGTTCTTCCCATCTTCACTCCTCCGGCATATCCGTATACCACATTTTTTCGATTTCTTCCGCCAGCAAAAGAGCAATGCTTTGCGTTTGTCCATCATGCACCGGCCCACACAGAATCTCTACTACTTTGCACTGTGCACTCTGTTTTGCGATCAGATGCAGCACTTCCATCGCTCTTTCCTCTGTTTTGTAGCTTCCCAACTCCTCACGCCGTTCTGTGCAGATGCAATGACAATTTTCGTTTTTCTTGTACACGAACATTGTCAGATCACCGGTGTTCACCACTGTTTTCTTGTCCTGGCTTCTAATCAGCATCTTCTTCCTCCTTTTTCCTCACGCAAATCTCAACTGTTCCTGACTGTCGTCGATATTCAGATTCGGCACCCGTTCCCCTACTTTCAGATATGGGCAGTTGGCTTCTACCAGTTTCTGCGCCATAATCGGCACTACACTGTTCCCGATCCGCGCCACCTGCTTTGCAACCGGATAGCTTTTCCAGTTGTAATCCCGGTTGATAATATAATCTTTTGGGAATCCCTGCATCAGCTTCAGTTCTTCCGGCTTCAGCATTCGCAGGAAAATGTCATAGATGATATATTTTTCACCTTTGATGTTCAAAACCACGTTTACCAATCCGAACCGGTCTTTTGTGGTGATCGTCCCGAGCGGATGGTCGAGCATTTGCCCGCATCCTGCCCCGTAATATTTAATCAGAAACGCAGATACCAGTCCAAAATGCCCTGGCGAAGTCGTTATGGTATGCAGTGGCTCATCACATCCCTGCCCGATGCCGGATTTATAATATTTTGTGATGAATGCAG